GTAATAGTAATTTCTACAGTAAAATTAGAAGTTGGAGGAGGACATCCCGGTGTACATATATCTGAACCGTAATAAAGCCTATGCGTTACTTCTATTACAAATGTTAATTGCGAGCCTTGTTTTAGTCCCGGACCATTAACGATAGAAGATAAATTAAATCCCGCTCTCCCATTAGGAACATTAAACACGGCGCCGGGAAAAGTAATTTCTTGGTTTGAAGTAGTTCCCGCTTCATTAAACAAACCTAACGAGGTAGTGTTTAAAGTGGTTTCAAATGTTTGTAAACACGGAAAGCCTTGATAGTTTAATAAATCGTATCCATCTACATAGTTGCCATACATTAGCCTATTTCCCATTAATGTTTGAGCTTTAGCAAAACGAGGAACATTGTCATATAATCTTAGTATTTCCCCTTCAGGCAATACGGTATAGATTTTATTGTTAGAAAAGACTATCGTTTGTAAAATATTGTCGGCCCATCCTTCATTGAGTTTATCGTATTTCTCAATTACTTTAATAATATTATCATCGGCATATTTAAAACACAAGTCTATACCTTTTACTAAAGCATCGCCGGTATTAAATGTAACTCTTACTGCATTGAACTCATTTATCATGGACCCATTAATAAAATTATCAATGTCCACTACAAAGTTTTGAGGCTCAAAAGCTACATCGCTAAATTGAGATAAAGCACTATATTCTCCATCGGCATATTTGTAACGATAAGCAAAAGAAACAAATCTAGTTTCTATATAGTTTTCTTGACCGGGAATGTTAATAAGTTCAATAGCCGGAGAAGCCGTGACATTAGTAATAGCAGTGCTTGTAGATTCAGTAGGCGGTTTTACAATTACATTAATGGTCTCATTGGTAAATTGGTCGATACCAAGTGCCGGCAATGGATATCCCGATAGTGTATTAATTCGTCGAGGAGGATTAATGTCGTCAGTCCACAATAAAATGTTATCTATTAAATTTACCCCCGTAATTAAATAGGTTGGGTTAAAGTTTAAAGTGGTATTAACTCCACCGCCATCATCAATGCTCACAAGATGATAAGTAGTGGAATTGGTTTTAGTGTCATAAGAAACCACCATATCACATTTGCCGGTAGCCGACACAGGATTATTATTATCATGAACAAACCAATAAATGGTTTCATTAGCGCCATCCTCTAAAGCCCCAATACACCGCGTGGTCGCGCTTAATGGTTGCCCTCCAAATGTTAAAGTGGTTAATGGAAGATTTCCCTTTGAGTTTTCTACGGAGCCAATTTCAGATTGTTCTGTAGAACCGAGTCTAACATTAATAGCATTAACATATTCGCCATTGGGGATAAGACGCTCATCAACACTTTTGTTCATGCGCCCCCGTATAAAATTTCTTTCTACCTTAGCCATTTTACTTTATCCACTTAGCTTGACCCCTTAGATTCATTAAAAGTCTGCCGGGATGAATGTTACTAATTCTAATCTTAGCATTACGCAATAATGCCGCTTTTCGCTTTCGTGTTCTATTAACTATGTATTCTTGTACTCCAATAGCACTTTCAACAAGCATATACTGAATATATGCATACACATATTCTTCAAACAGTTTGTTAACATGAACCGCAGAATCATCTCCATTTTCCATGCCGTCAGACACATACTCTAATATACACATTTCTCCCGCCATTCCGGAGCTAAAATTAATTACTCCCTTTTTAGAATCTATCCTAAAGGTAGGATTAAAGTTTGCGGTTTCAGTGTTTAATCCATAACGGGCGCCTATTTGAAAGTCAAAATACCATGCCCCATCAATATTCCATCCATAAAAACCATTATAAGGGCTTCCACTATTAAGATAAATGCTTTTGGTTTTTCCTGTTAACCTATCAAGGTCTATATCAGAATATTGAGGCTCTAAAGCATAACCCTGAGCATCAAACAAAATTCTACAGTTATTGTCTTGAAGGTAAGCCGTAGCACTATTTATTTGAATGTTTTCGGTTAAAGGACGCAAGACACCATCTTTTAATAAAGAAACTCTTATCCAATTCACATAATCAGAGGGCAAGACAAACCTTAAATTATCACAGACATTTAATTCTAAAACTTTTATTTCTTTAAATGCATCATAATTAAGTTCTTGCACCGCTCGTTTTGCGTGAAAAAGAACTTTATATCTTTCTACATTGTTTACTAAGCTATGGTTTCCCGCATACATTAACATAAAATTAGTTACTATATCGGCTAAGGATACCCATTGATAACTGCCCCAATTGGCATCTTCCGGGACATTTCCCCCATTCTCGTAATATTGGTATTGTGATATATAGGTCATCTTATTGTTCTTGTATGTTTTGTTCTTCTTCTTCTTTTTGTGCTACTCCATACACTTCTAATTCTCGTATTGATACTCCCGCGTATTGTAAAATCTTAATAATAAGATTAGGTTCATCTGCATCGGGCAACTCAAAGTCTTGATAATCCGCCGCATTGACATTAAATATAGGCTCTGAATCCGCTAATCCAATAGGGAAATAGGTCCACTTAGGGTCAAGGGGATATCTAATATATTGAGCTTTAATATCCGTTACCCCATTAATTGAGGAAGGATACACCGTAATAGTATTACCACTTAATACATAAGCGGGGAAAGTTGTAGTAGGAGCAGTTAATAAAGAGCTAGTTAAATAAAAGATTCTGTTTTGATGTACTCTTTCTACTTCCCTCAACGCAGTATTAGAATAAATAGAATACCCCTCTCCAAGAACTAAAAAGATATTAGCACTTAAAGTAAGAGTAGTAGGGCTATCAACGGACAACACATAAGCTTCCGCATTGGTTACTAAGTTTACAACTATATCTCCGGGCCTAATAGTTTCTGTAAAATTAGCCGCTCCATCTATTAACTGAGGAGCAGATAGCAAAGTGACAGTTCCACTTGCCAATAGAACAGAATAATAATAAAGCTTATTAACAAGATAATAGTCGGCGGGTAAAGAATATTGGTTGGTTGTGGGGGTTACTTGCGTTAACACACTCTCTACAGAAAAAGAATCTATTACTTCTTCAAGTTGTTTTTTAATATCCGCATATCCGGTTCCCGATTGTCGAAGATTCTCTTTATTTACTTGATTGTTGTAGTCATAAAAGTAATCTTCAAATATATCTAATTGTGCTTGTTTGGCATAAAGGTTAAAATCCGCCGGCGATATGTATCCGTAGTTGTTCTTGTTTAATATAGCCAATACTGTTTTGCGTACTGAATCAATCATTTAACATTCTTTTATACAAAGATAGTAAAATAAAAAAAGGTCGCATTTTTTATACGACCCTTCTTATAAACACACAACAAAAAGTGTCCTTGTGGACACCTTTATTTAGGATACTGTGATGCTATCAATAAACGCAGATGTACCTAGCTCTACGTCAGTTACCACTTTGGGTCTGTCGTTAGGACTAGAACCTTCCACCATTGCATCTAAAATAAGATTTGCAAATAATGGGGTAGCCGCATCTCCATAGTTAGTATGAGCGATGGTATAAGTAGCGTTAGCTACGGCCGTCACTTGAATAACTGTAGATGTTGCAGATGCTTGCGAAACTGATGCAATTGCATCAAGTGGCACTAACTGATAAGAAGTAGTAGCGTCTTGAGAATAAACGATATAATCTTTTCCTGTATCAAGACCATCTCCTGTTATCATATTTAATTGGTTAGTGTCGGCTAAATCAACACTTGCAATAACCTCATAAGTCTTGTCTGTATCATTAAAGACAATATCTCCCGGTCTAATACCGTCATCAAGAAAAGATGCAGCACCATCAATAAGAAGGTCTGTACTTGTTGCCGGCGGTATTCCGTCTGCGGTTGTTGTTCCTGTAGCCAACTGTGTGGCTATGCTTAGTTTTATATATTTAGACATTTTTTTATATTTTAATATGGTTATAGATTAAACTTTTTCTGTTAAGTGGTCTAAAATCTTTAATGCCTCAATTCCATCATCCGACTGCAAGAAAGAAGCTACAATGTGGTCTCTGCTTTCGCCGAAAGGCACAGTGAGCATTTTCTTTTTGTTAGACGGAGTATTAAAA